CGGAGAGCACGGATCCAGACCACCCAGACCACTGCCAGACCACCCTACCGGTCTGGCGCTAGCCCTACTGCCAGTAGGGCTAGAGGACTGCCAGACCGGTCAGACCGCAGATACAACACACCCTGATAATAACAGGGGGGAGAGGAGAGAAGAGGCGGGATCCCCTCTCTCCACCCCCCTTATTGATGACGATGATTGTATCTCCGGTCAAGGTGGACTGGATGTATTACCGCCCTACTGTCCCAAGGGGAATCGCCAGACCGCAGTGGTGGACTTGGAGCGGTCTGGGTGGTCTGGGAAGGAGGGGGGATCGGACGAATCGGGGGCATTTGAGAGGCTGACCATCCGGGTGGGTGAGTCGCTCCCGGAGGTGGCCGCGGAGATCATCACCCGCGCCGAGCAGGTGCCGGCTGTGATGGAGGCGATCTCGCGGGCGCCGGCGGTGGCACTCGACCTGGAGACGACCGGGCTGAACCCGCGGAGGGACCGGGCGCGGCTGATTTCGCTGGCCACCGGCACCGGGGCGTGGGTGATCGACCTGGCCACGGTGGATCCGCACGCCATACTGCCACACCTGGGGGCCGGCTGCCCCGTGCCCCTGCTGATGCACAACGGGAAGTTCGACCTGGGTTTCCTGATGCAGATGGGATTCGAGCCGGGAGAGGTCGCCGACACGATGCTCCTCTCCCAGCTCCTGCACGCCGGGCAGCCGGCGCCCAAGGGCACGCACGCCCTGGCCGGCGTGGCGAAGCGCTGGCTGGGCGTCGAGCTCAGCAAGGAGCTGCAGAAGAGCCGGTGGGATGGCGCGCTGTCGAGAGAGCAGCTCGAGTATGCCGCACGCGACGCCGTCGTGTTGATCCCCCTCTACGAGAAGCTGATGGCGGCTGCCGCGGAGGCGGGCCTGGAGCAGGCCGCAGAGATCGAGCACCGTGCGCTGCCGGCGATCACCTGGATGAGCCTGGCGGGGGTGCCGCTGGACCGCGAGGCATGGGGCGCCCTGGCCGTGGCCGCGGCGGAGCGGATGGCGGTGCTGGAAGAGGAGATGAACGCCCTCGCCCCCACGCCACCGGGCCTCGACCTGGGGGTTCCCTGGCAGTGGGGGAACCCACAGATCGTGAAGCGGGTGTTCGGGGAGCTGGGCATCGAGCTGAGCTCCACCGAGGATGAGGTGCTGGCGGCCCTGGAACACCCGCTGGCGGAGCTGGTGCGCAAGCATCGCAAAGAGGGGAAGCTCCTCTCCACCTACGGGGAGAGTTGGCCGGAGAGCTATGCCGATGGGCGGATCTACCCCGACTGGCAGCAGCTCGGCGCCGAGGCCACCGGCCGGATGAGCTGCCGGGGCCCCAACGTCCAGCAGATGCCGCGGCAGGACGGCTACCGGCAGTGCGTGCGCGCTCCGGAGGGCCGACTGCTGGTGACGGCCGACTACAGCCAGATCGAGCTGCGCATCGCTGCGAAGATCGCCGGCGAGCAGCGGATGCTGCAGGCCTACCAGGCGGGAGAGGACCTGCACAAGCTGACGGCCAGCGTGCTGCTTGGGAAGCCGCTCGACCAGGTCAGCAAGGCGGATCGGCAGATCGCGAAGTCGGCCAACTTCGGGCTCCTCTACGGCATGGGTGCGCCGGGCTATCAGACCTACGCCTGGACGAACTACGGCGTGAAGCTGGCGCCCGAGCAGGCGCAGCACTACCGGGCGCTCTTCCTGATGCAGCTCTACCCGGGGCTGCAGGCCTGGCACAATCGGGTGAGGCAGGAGCATGCGCCCGAGGTGCGCACGCTCTCCGGGCGGCGGCGGGTGCTGTCGCCAGCGGAGCCGGACACGAAGCGTCTCAACACCCCGGTGCAGGGGACGGGTGCCGACGGGCTGAAGCGCGCCCTCGCCCTGCTGTGGGAGCGGCGCGACGAGTGCCCGGGCGCGGTGCCGATCCTGGCCTGCCACGACGAGATTGTGGTCGAGTGCGACGCCGACCGGGCGGAAGAGGCGCGCGACTGGGTGTGGTGCGCGATGATGGATGGGATGAAGGACCTGGTGGCGCCGGTGCCGGTGGAAGTCGAGCCGTGCGTCGGGCCCCGGTGGGAGAAGTGAGCAAGGGAGACAACCGATGGAGAAGCCCGCAATCAATCCGGAGCATGTCATCAGCCTGCAGGGACAGGAGTACGCCACGTATCGGGGCGTGCTGGATCTGGCCCACAGCATTGGGCTGGAGAGCATCCGCACGAAGCTGTTGCAGGTGCCCGGCGCAGACAACGACCACGTCGCGATCGTCGAGGCGGAGGTGCGCCTGAAGGACGGACGCGTCTTCGTAGACGTCGCGGATGCGTCGCCCAAGAATGTGCATGTACGAATGGCGGTGGCGCTGATCCGCATGGCATCCACCCGTGCCAAGGGCAGAGCGCTGCGCGACGCCGTGAACATCGGAGAGGCGCTCGCCGAGGAGCTACCCGAAGAGGCGCAGGTGGAGGAAGCCGCGGCCAGGCCGGCAGGGGCGAGGCACGCCGCTGCGCCCAAGGCGACACCGGCGGCCGCCGCTCCGGCACCTGCCCCTGCGCCTTCGGCAGCACCGGCAGCGCCCCCGGCAGCGCCCTCGGCCAGGCCTTCCGCCGCCGCGACCGCGGCCCCCGCGGTCGGCTACGTCTGCACTGAGCCAGGCTGCGGCAGGGCATTGACCCAGGGGCAGCAGGCGGCCAGCACGAGGGAGTTCGGCCGGGGCCTGTGTCCTGCGTGCCAGCGGAAGGCGCGGGCGGCAAACCCTCTCGACGGCGCCGCGAGGTAGCGCTGCTTACTCCGAACGGCTCGGTGGTCCGCCGGGATGATGGCTGGTGGATCACCGGGCCGCCGGACGAGGGGCCCTACTCGACGATGATCGCGTTGATACGAGAGCTGCGGAGGAGAGATGCTGAGTGTGCCGCCGTGGATGGCTGCTCCGGGGGAGAGTGACCGGGTGATCCCGATGCCGGACAAGGCGCTGCTGAGGAGCTGCTGAGATGGCGAAGCGGATCGTTGGGATAGACCCGGGAGTGACCAAGGGCGCGGAAGGCGGCCTGGCGTTGTTGGTGGAGGGCAGGATCGAGGCGCTACGCATCATGCCTACCGTGACGGTCAAGGGCGGCCGTCAGGTCCTCGACGAGGGAGAGCTGGCGCGTCTCTACCGGGAGTGGTCGCCGGATCTGATCCTGATCGAGCTGCCGGTGGCCATGCCCGGGCAGTCGCCGGCGGCGACGGGGAGCCGCTTCCTGGGGTGTGGGTTCCTGCGGGGCCTGGCGGTGGGGATGGGGATTCGCTATGACTGCGTCTACTCGAAGACGTGGCAGAAGGTGATGCACGCTGGGCTGCCGGATGGCGGCGACACGAAGGCACTCTCCTACCTGGCGTGCTGCCGGATGTGGCCGGGGCAGGAGTGGCGGCGGTCCGCGCGCAGCGAGAAGCCGCATACCGGCTTGTGCGACGCGGCGCTGATTGCGGCCTACGCGTCGCGGAAAGGGCTGTGAGAGATGGGAAGGACCGGACTGCAGATCGTGGGGCAGGATGAGAGCGGCTTGCTGCGTCTGGCTCCGATCTCACGCCGAGTGAGCCAGTGGCGTGAGATCGCGGCGGCTATCGGCCTTGTGCTGTGCGGCGCTGTGCTGGTCGGGATGATGCTGGCGGGGCTGAAGCTGCTGCTCCGGGCCATCCTGCCGCACGTGCCTGCGCCGCCGGCGTGGTTGACGCAGCTCGGGCGGCATCCGGGGGCTATCCTGCCCGGGGTGGTGGTCGGCGTCGTGCTGATGGTGCTGCTGGTGGCCATCAGCGGGATGCAGTCGCGGGTCGCGGCGGTCGCGGCGAAGGACCAGGTGACGCACCCGGACGAGCCCGTCTTTATCGGAGAGGGGCGCTTCCTGGACGAGGAGGACGATGAGGGGGAGGGCTATCCCTATGATCCGGACAACGATTGACGACGTGGTACACTTCCGGCGCGATGGCGAGGGCCGGATCTACGTGCCGCCGGAGGACCTGCCGCTGGTGCGGCGGGTGCGCATGGTGCGCGGCTACGCGCCGAGGCTGGAGCTGAGCTTCGACCAGGCGCGACGCCTGGCGGAGCAATGCATCGCCGCCGGGATGGCGGTCGAGGGGATCTGATGCCCTACGACGGGACGAACCTCGACGAGTACCTGGCCGAGTGCCGGGATGCCGGATGCACCGAGCGGCAGCTCGAGGTGCTGTTACTCCACCTGCAGGGAAAGGCGCAGGCAGCGATTGCCGCGCGCCTGGGTATCGAGCAAAGCACGGTGGCGCGGCACCTCGATCGGGTGCGCCGGCACCTGGAACGACAGGAGGATCCGCAAGTGCTGAAGTATGAAGTGCATCATATGGTCGAGCAGCAGGTAGAAGAGGTGGTCGCCTACGGCACGGGCGATGATGCGGACACCCTATCGGTGTGGCGGGATGCTGCGCTGGAGCATCGGAGCGCCAACCTGCACGCCATCAAGCCCACCCGTCGGCGGCGGAAGAAGCCCAACGGGTAGGGGAGCAAGCATGCGTGCGCCCCACCCCTTGACAGCACGGGCAAGAATGCATATAATGGGCTTGTCTAACTGCGTCTCCTACGCGCAGACGGGCAGCAGCTCTCAAGAAGGGCCGATCCCACGGGCAGGGGTCGGCCCTTCCGCCGGGGCCGGCTTAGGGACACGCGCCGGCCCCACACACAGCGGGGTCGCCCAGTTGGCAGGGAGCCTGGTTCATACCCAGGAGGTCGCGGGTTCGAGTCCCGCCCCCGCTCCCAGTTCGTATAGTAGCTTGGCCCTTCTGTGCAATGGATGGGCCGTCTTGTTCACCCCCAGTAGGGCTCCAGATGCCACGGCGATGTACGGTCTGTGACCATCCCCAGCGCGAGGCGATTGACGCGGCGCTGGTATCGGATAGCGAACCGAACCGCGCGATAGCGGATCGCTTCGGTATCGGGCTGTCCGCTCTGGGTAGGCATCGGCGGGAGCACATTCCGGAGGCATTGGCCAGGGCACAGCAGGCCCGCGGGGATCGCGCGGCGACGGCGGTCGCGCGGCGTGTCGAGGCGAAGGAAGCCCACGATACCAGAGCAGGTCTCGACCTGTTGGGCGAGCTGCAGCGCATCTTCGAGCACGTCAACCTCACGCTGGACGCCTGTGATCGGTGGCTGCGCGACCCCAATGACCCAACGCGCTACGAGATCGGGCCGCGGGCTGAAGATATTCAGGTCACCTACCTGGAGGACACCGGCGACGGCCGGCCGGCTCGCCGGAAGGCGCGGCTGTCGGAGCTCTTGCCCCACGCGCCAGGTCCGGTGCTCGCCGTTGAGGTAAAGCACGCAGACCCCAGGGAGCTGATCATCAAGGCGGCCGACAGCCTGAAGGGCCAACTCGAACTGCTGGGCAACATCGCCCAGGCGCTCTACTCGGTGCAGGAGACGCGCGCCTTCCAGGACGAGGTGCTGAAGGTGCTGGATGAGTGCGAACCTGGCCTTCGCGGGCGAATTGTTACCCGGCTTCGAGAGAGACGCCAGATTCGATCAGTTGCTGGCGGAAGCCGATAGGCGGTTTCGGACGCAACCTGTCGCCCCGGATCCGGCCGAACTGGCCAACCGCTGCGGCCTCGACCCAGATCCCTGGCAGCACCAGGTGCTGTGTTCGCAAGCGCCCGGCATTCTGCTCAACTGCAGCCGCCAGTCGGGGAAGAGCACCGTCGCGACCTATCTTGCGCTGTGGGAGGTGCTGTGTGTTCCGGACAGCCTGACGCTGATCCTATCGCCTTCCGAACGGCAGAGCAAGCGGCTCTTTCGGAAGGTGATGCGCGGGTTCAATCGCCTGGGGCGCCCGGTCACACCCGAGATCGAGAACAAGCTGGAGCTGGAACTGGCCAACGGCAGCCAGCTCTACGCGCTGCCGGCGAGCGAAGGCACCATCCGCGGGTTCGACGCTGTGTCGCTGCTGCTGATTGACGAGGCGGGAGACGTACCCGACGACCTCTATCGCGCGGTGCGCCCGATGCTGGCAGTATCGGGCGGCCGCATCGTCGCCATGGGCACCCCCAAGGGGAAGCGCGGCTGGTGGTGGCGTGAGTGGAGCGGGCAGACCGAGGAAGACGACCCGGAAGGCAGCCCGGAGGGAGACTGGGAGCGCGTGGAGGTGGACGCGACGATGTGCCCGCGCATTCCGCCGGCGTTCCTGGCCAAGGAGCGGCGAAGCCTGGGCGTGTTCTTCGAGCAGGAATACATGTGCCGCTTCCTGGACGCCGAGAATCAGATCTTCCCGACCGAGGTCGTTGAGGCAGCCGTGGCTGGGGGGCTTGATGCCTGGTTCTGACGCACCAAAGCGGATCCGGTCGGTCGCCCTCGGGCTCGACCTGGGGCAGGCGAGTGACTATGCCGCCCTGGCCGGGGTGGAACGGATTCAGGTAGGGGGCGCGCCGCCCGAGTTCAACGCCCGCGGCGTGAAGCGGTACCTGCTGGGCACCTCCTACCCGGCCATCGTCGCCGATGTGCATCGCATGCTGGCGCGGCCGGAGATGAGTGAGGCGGTGCTCGTCGTGGACGCGATGGGATGCGGCGCGCCGGTGGTGGACATGTTCCGGGAGAAGGGGCTATCGCCTGTGGCGGTGAAGGTCCACGGCGGCAGCGAGGAGACGCGCGACGCGGACACGGGCGAGTATCGCATTCCGAAGCGCAACCTGGTCTCCGGGCTGATCGTGGTGTTCCAGGAGCGGCGCATCCACATCGCCGAGGGCACACCCCACATCGAGGACGTGAAGAGCGAGCTGACCCAGTACCGGGTGAAGTATTCCGCCTCCGGGCACGACAGCTATGAGGCGTGGCGCGAGGGCGACCACGACGACCTGGTGTTCGCGTTGGGGCTGGGCATCTGGTGGCTCCTGCGCGGGGTGCAGGGCGGCGTGCGCGTGGTGAGGCGGAGCGCCGGGGGGGCAGGAAGATCCGACGCATCGGGCGGATCGGATGGATCGGGCCGATCAGGCGGGCGGGGCAGCGGATGCGCCGTCAGGCGCCGAGACGCGGGGCCGGCGAGGTGGTGAGATGACGCAAGCAACAAAGGCGCTGGCCCAGCCCAAGCCCGACCTGGAGCGCATCGGCTTCTCCGGCCTGTCGCGGTTCGGGGGGCTGGTCAACGAGGAATACGTCCCGGAGCTGCGGGGCTTGCGGCGCATCGTCACCTACGAGCGGATGCGTAGCGACGGGCTGATCGAGTGTCTGCTGACCGCGATGCGGCTGCCGGTGATGGCGGCGGCGTGGGTGGTCGAGCCGGCCGACAGTTCTCCGAACGGCAAGCGTGCGGCCGACCTGGTGGAGGCCAACCTCTTCGAGGGGCTGAGCGGCTCGTGGGAGGGTGAGGTACGGAAGGCGCTGTCGCACCTGTGGTTTGGGTTCGCATGCCTTGCGAAGCAGTGGGCGGTCATCAAGAGGCAGGTGGTGCTGTCCGAGATGATGGAGATTCACCCGCGGACGATCCTGCAGGGGGGCAAGCGCTGGGAGTTCGCGGAGGGCGGCCAGCTCGCCGGCGTGTGGCAAAGCGGCTACGACGGCCAGAAGTGGCGGGAGGAGCTGATCCCCCGGGAGCGTTTCGTCCACCTGGTCAACGACCCGCATTGCGGCGATCCCGAGGGGCGCTCCATCCTGCGGGCGAGCTACAAGCACTGGCTGATCCGCGACGCGCTCTACCGCTACAGCAGCATCGGGGCGCAGCGCGGCTCCGTGGGCCTGCCGGTGGCGGAGTATCCCCCGGGAACGCCGCCGTCGAAGCAGGACGAGCTGTACGACCTGGTCACCGGCATCGAGACGAACGAGGCGGCCGGCGCCGTGGTGCCCGCCGGCGTGAAGCTGGGCAACTTCCAGATCAAGATGGCGACCGCCGACCTGATGGCGCTCATTCGTCACCACGAGTCGATGACGACGATGTCGATCCTGGCCCAGTTCGTGACGCTGGGCCAGGAGGGCGGCGGGGGCGCCTACTCACTCTCGGTGGACCAGAGCCAGTTCTTCCTGATGGCGCTGGAGGCGATCGGCGACTACGTGGCAGCCGTCTACAACCACGAGGTCATCCCGGAGCTGGTGAGCTACAATATCGCCACCGACCGATACCCGAAGCTCTCCTGCACCATCGCCCGGCAGTCTGGATCCGCGCTGGCGGACATCATCCAGAAGCTGACGTCCGGGCAGATGCCGGTCTTGACCATAGACGACGCCCTGGAAGACTATGTGCGGGAGCGCTTCCAGTTCCCGCCTCGGCAGGCGCCGCGGAGCGCTCCTGCAGCGCAGGAGCGCGGCGGGGGCGACAAGCCGGCGCTGCGGGCGCCGGGGGGCACACATTCCGCAGGATGCACCTGCGAGGAGCACGCCTTCGCCGACCCGCCCCAGTTCAAGGGGGAGGAGCCGGCGCACCGGCGCATGGGCGACGTGGTGCGCGACTTCCACGGGGAGCTGGTAGGCGCCGGCGAGGCGCTGCGCAAGAAGGTGTTCCGCATCGCCCGCCTACCGGATGGCGATCTGGGCGGCCTGGAGAAGCCTCGGCGACGCCGGAGGTGGCTTCAAGGCGATGGCGAGGACGTCTTCCCGGCGCTCTCGCCGGAGCAGGAGCAGGCCCTCGACCAGGCCATCGAGTGGTTCATCGAGGAACTCTTCGGCGAGGACCCGACGCTGCGCGGATTCGTGGAGGACCAGACGCCGGATGCCCTGCTGCAAGGGCACCTGCGCCTGGCGCACGCGGTGGGGGTAGACGAGGCGCGCCGGATGACCGACGAGCAATCGGCGGCGTTCGCGCCGACCCGCGACTCGCCCGAGATCCGGAGCCTACTGACCGACTCCTTCACCCGGCTTTCGACCAACGGCGAGGTCCGCCTGCGCGACTACCTCGGCGACATTCGGGAGGCATTGGTGCAGGGCGCCCTCAGCGGCGACAGCCCGCTGGCGGTGGCGCAGGAGCTGAGTGAGCGCTTCGATGCCTACAACCGCAACGAGTTCGAGCGGCTGGCACGCACCGAGATGGCCTTCGGCTTCAACCGGGGGATCCTGGACGAGCTGCGGGCCGAGGGCGTGTGGGGCGTGGAGATCCTGGTGGGTGCGATGGCCTGCCCCATCTGCCTGGTGCATCAGGGGAACACCTTCGCGTTGGAGGATGAAGAGGGCGAGCCGTTGACGAGGCTTGGGATCAACGTGCCGCCCTATCATCCGAATTGCCTGTGCTCGCTCGTAGCGGCAGAGGGGCCGGCGTCTAGGGAGGCGCCGGACGGGGGCGGAGGATCAGACGGATCGGACGAATCGGGCCGATCGGACGGGGGTAGGTGACCATGCGATACTACAGCCATATCGACCTGCTGGCGATGCCGATGCCGGATGCGCCTGGCGAGGATGGGGGCGCGCCGGAGGCCTCGGCGGCGATCCTGCCGGTCGGGCAGATTGACGCGCAGGGGCGGGTGCGCATCCAGGTGCTGCCCGAGGGGAAGTTCCCGCATCCGTGGTATGGCACGCTGGACTGGAGCCCCGAGCGCCTGCAGCGGATGGTGGAGAACTTCCGACGCGGGGTCATGGGCTACGTGCCCATGCTGAACTTCGACCACTCGACGGAGAACTGGAACGCGGCCGAAGCGCGGGCTGCCGGGTGGTTCGTGGACCTGGAGTATATGCCGGGGCGCGGCCTCTTCGCGGTGATCGAGTTGACGAACCTGGGCGCGGACGCCATCACCAACCGCCACTACCGCTACATCAGCGCCGAGACGTGTGACACCTACATTGATAGCACCGGGAACAAGTTCCCCGACGTGTTGAGCGGCGCCGCGCTCACCAACAGCCCCTTCCACGACACCATGGCGAGCCTCTTCGGGCACCCGGTGGAAGGGGTCGCGTGCTTCTCGCGCGCCGCCGGACCGGGGGAGCCCACGCGCTCCTTCTGGGTGGCGCGCGAAGGAGGATCGGACCGATCCGACGCATCGGACGGATCCGGCGGCGGGGCCGAGAATGCCCCGGAGGGTAGGCCGGAGGACGGCCAGAAAGGTAAACCGATGAGCAAGCTATTCGAGCGGCTCCGGAAGGCGTTCGCCGGCCTGCCGGAGACGGCCACCGAGGAGGACGCGATTGCGGCCCTGAGCGGCGAGCAGGGCACCGAGGCGCAGGCGGAGCCGCCGGCTGCGGCAGACGCCCCCCAGGCGTTCCAGGCGCCTGCCGGCCACGTGGTGGTCGCGTCGGCGGAACTGGAGCGGCTGCGCGCCAGCGAGCGCCAGGCAGAAGAGGAGCGCCAGCGCCTGGCCCGCGAGCAGGTGGCCGCGGCCGTCGAGGAGCAGATCCAGGCGGGCCGCATCACCCCTGCGATGCGCGAGGACGCGCTCCATTTCGCCACTGCCGACCTGGAGCGCTTCAAGCGGCTCTATGAGGCGGCGCCGGCGCTGGTGCCCCTGAATGGCGCCGGGTTCCGGCGCCAGGAGAGCAGCGTGGACGGTGAGGTGGTGCTGACCGACGCCGATCACCGGGTGATCGAGCGGGAGTCCAAGCTGACCGGAAAGTCCGTCGAGGACGCGCAGAAGGCGTTCGTGGCGGCCAGGAAGGCCCGCGCGCAGCGGGAGAGCGCTGCGCGCGCCTGAGGCGCGCGACCTGGCGCGAGTGTGAGGGCCGCGCGGCCCGGCTGAGCCGGCCGGCGGCCGGAGGGAACCAACATGTTCGTGACGGCAGATGAGGCCCAGGCCGTATCCACTCAGTATGAGGCCTGGTTCCTGGACACCTACAACGCGGCGGTTGCCGTGCCGGCGAGTGCCTACGGCAACCTGATCCTCCCGCTCACCCTGGAGAACTTCCAGGGGAACCGCATCAGCCTGAACTGGCTGGGCGCGGCTCCGCAGCTGCGCGAGTGGGTGGACGAGAAGCGCCCGGTCGGCATCTCGGAGAACGACTGGGAGATCGTCGTGGCCCGGTGGGAGGCCTCCATCGAGGTGGACCTCGACGCGCTGAACGACGGCCAGTGGCGCCGGTATGAGCCGCGCATCCGCGAGATGACCGCCAACGCCTCCCGGCACCGCTACAACCTGATCAGCGACCTGATCAAGAACGGCGAGTCGGCGCGGTGCTACGACGGCCAGGACTTCTTCGACACCGACCACGTCGAGGGGTCTTCCGGTACCCAGAGCAACAAGCTGACCGGCACGGGCACCACGCTGGACAAGGTCGTGGATGACTTCTTCAGCGCGAAGGCCGCGCTGATGACCTTCAAGGACGACAAGGGGCAGCCGTTCTGGGCGGGCGACTTCAGGCCGCTCATCTGGGCGCCGGCGACGGCCACGATGATGCAGCGTTTCGACACGCTGCGCGGCGTCGTGCCGGTGGCGCCGGGCACCACGGACATCCCGCGGCTGGACTTCGACGTGGTCTACGACCCGCGCCTGACCGACGCCAACGACTGGCACATGGCCAACCCGGCATCGCAGCTCAAGCCGTTCATCAGCGTGAACCGCGAGGAGATGCACTACGAGGACAACTTCAGCGCCGGGAGCGCGGCGAGCCCGGACGTCTTCAACCGGCGCGTCGGCATCGCGTCGGTGGTCGGCCGCGACAACATGACGTATGGCATGTGGCAGACCATGGTGAAGGTGAAGAACGGCGGCTAGGCCGGAGGCGCCGGGATCGGTCTGATCGGGCCGATCCGGCGCATTGGCCTGGCGGGCGATGGAAGCGGCCGAAGGGGCGGGGAGACCCGCCCCTTCGGCGTCTGAGGAGGGCAAGAGAATGAGCGCTGCAAGCGCGGACCGAGATGCACAGCGCAGCGACGGCATGCTGAAGAGAGCGCCGGTCGCGGCAACTACCACGATCTACAAGGACACCCTCGTCGGCTGGAACGCCGACGGCTACCTGGCGCCGATGGCGCACGGCACGGCGGGCATGGTGTTCGCCGGCGTGGCCATTGAGAAGGCGGACAACTCCGCCGGCCAGAACGGCGACGTGACCTGTCGCTACCGGCGGCGGGGGGAGTTCTCGCTCGTCGGTGCCGGCCTGGCGCAGTCGGATGTGGGCAGCGTGGCCTACGCCGTGGATGACCAGACCATCACGGTGGACCCGAGCGATACGACCAACGACTATGCGGTGGGCCGCATCGTCGAGGTGGTTTCGGCCACCGAGGCGCGCGTGGACATTGACGAGGCGGCGCTGCTGGCGGCGACCCTCGTCACCGCCAACCTGGCGGCCGGCATCATCAGTGCCGACGCGGCCGGGCGGGCGCTCTTCGCTGCAGGCGTCTTCGACGTGGCGACGGCGCTGTCGGTATTTGGCGCCAACAGCATCGCCAACGCGTTTCTGCTGGACGCCATCGCCGACGGCGCCTTCGCCGCGGATGCGGCCACGCGGGCGCTGTTCGCGGCAGGGTTCGTGGACACGGGGCTGCTGGCTGCCGGCGCGCTTTCGGCAGACGCGGCCGGGAGGGCGAAGATCGCCGACGGCCTCTTCACGTCCGCGGAGTTCGCCGCGGGCGCCGGGGGCAAGTTCGCCGCGGGCTGTCTCAATGAAGCGGCGCTCGTCAACGCCCTGGCCGCAAACGGCATCACGAACGCCGTGCTGATCCAGGCGATTCTGGATGGCGCCTTCCAGGCGGACGCGGCCACGCGGGCGCTGTTCGCGGACCGCTTCCTCACCTACGACAAGCTCGCCCTGCGCACCGTGGAGAAGCACGCCACGGACGATGAGCTGACGGCGGCCGAGAGCGGCTCGATCCACGTCGGGAACAAGGCCGACGGGGAGGTGGTCATCACACTGCCGGTGGCCACCGCGGGGCAGGAGTTCTGGGTCTACGTCGGCCAGGCCCAGGAGACGCGCATTGACCCGAACGGCACCGAGACGATCGCGCTGCCTTCGACCAAGGCGCAGCAGGCGGCCGGGAAGTATATCACGGCCGATGCCGTCGGAGAGTACGTCCACCTCGTCTGCATCACGGCAGGCACTTGGGATGTGCTCGACTACTTCGGCACCTGGGGAGTGCAGGGGTAAGCCATGGCCTACCGAGTGACCGCGAAGACCCAGCTCGGGTTCCGCGGGCGCTGGCGGTCGGGGCGCTTCTTCCCGAAGGACCAACCGGTGATCATCCAGGACGCGGAGATGACCTCCGCGATCCTGGAGGATCCCGTGCTCCTGGTGGAAGCGATGCCGGACGCCGACGCCGCGGATGCCGAGGCAGCCGAGGTGGCTGCCGGCCCTTGCGTGGAGTCCGAGGAATCGGGCGGATCGGGCGGATCGGACGGATCCGACGAATCGGGCGGGGCGGGAGAGACCGGCGAGGAAGAAGGGGCAGCGCCCCCGGAAGGCGAGGCGCCGATGCCTGAGCAGGAGACGGGCCCGGCCGCGGGGCCGAAGCCCGAAGTGGAAGAGGAGCAGGATGCGCCGGGCGGCAGCCTTGCCCGGCGGGAGCCGAAGCGCCTGCACACGCCGCGGTCTATGGACCGCAAGGCCAAGGAAGGGCCCGCCGCGCCGCGGCAGCACCGGCCCGAGGGGGAGTAGATGGCCGCCTACACGTCGCCCACCATCGAGCAGATCGTGAACTGGGGCGGCATCAGCGCCGATGCCCTGGGGAAAACCGACGACGAACTCGACGCGCTCCTGGATGAGCTTCTGCCCCAGGCGGAAGCCGAAGTGAAGGCGCGGGTGGGGGCCACCTACTTCGAGGGTGTGTTGGAGGAGTATCAGGTTGCCCTGCTGCAGGAAGCCGCCGCCCGGGCGACGACGGCGCGCTTCCTGGACGCCCCGGAGGTGCGCCGGCTGACCGGCACGCACGAGCCGGTGCTCTCCGAGGAAAGCGAGGCCTACGAGGCGCGGATCGAGGGCCTCCTGACCCGGTCCAAGGAGTTGTGCGACCTGGTCATTGTGAGCCGGGCGACGGCTGGGGAGCCTGCGGACGTCCCGGCGGAGGTGCAGACGGTGCGACACAGCTTCGGGGCCGCCTCCGGCAGGCGACGGCCGACGTTCACGACGCGCAAGGTGTGGTGATGCTCAGCACGAACGCCAAGGAGGTCCTCGCCAGGATGCGGGCGCGCCGTGATGCGGTGGCTGGCGAACTGGCGGCGGCGGCGCGGGAGATCGCTCGCGAGGTGAACGCCGAGGCGAAGCGGATCATGGTCGAGGAGATCTACTCGGTCGAGATTCCGCTGAAGGCGAGCGCGGAGCGGGAGATCCGTGAGCGCGGCGCGATCCGCCGGGCCGCCGGCATCCCCAGGCCGCTGTCCGAGGCCGCGCGAGCGCGTCTGGGCCAGCGGGCGAGCAAGGGCAAGTATGGGCAGTGGAAGCGCACCGGGGCGCTGCTGGCCAGCGAGAAGGCGCGCGCCAGGGGCCCGGTCGTCATCCTGGTCAACAGCCGCCGCTATGCCTCGGCGAGGTACTTTCTGGGCACGCCGGAAGGCCGCCCGATCCGCAGCAAGGGCGTGCGCTCGGTGCAGTGGCAAGCGAAGGCGGTTCAGAGGATGCGGCAGCGCATCCTGGAGCGGCGCCGGCAAGCAGTCCTTCGGGCGCTGAGAGGGTAAGCAACTATGGACGCGACGATCAGCATCGGGATCGCCGGGCTGGGGATTGTCTTCCCGCCGGTGGCGGCGGCCGTTTCCGGGGGCGGCTCGGCGAACATTGACCGCGAGGAGATCGCCTCCGGGCAGACGGACGCCGAGGTGGAGTTCGCGGTGCCCTACCAGGGGGCCAGCCTGATCGCCTTCCACGCCGACAAGGCGTGCCACGTGAAGACGAACAGCCCAGCGAACCCCGACGACGAGTTCGACCTGACAGCCGGGCAGGTGCTCCTCTTCGTGGACGACGGGACCACGCAGATCGGCACGAACCCGTTTACGGCGGACGTGAGCAAGCTCTACGTCACCACGACGGATGACGCGGTGGTGCTGAGCGCGACGGCGCTCTTCGACGCGACGCCGTAGGGCAGACTACAGGCCACAGGGTGCCGCCCCGGAATCGGTCCGATCTGCTCTCTCCAGCAGATCGGACCGGGATGGGCCGGAGTGTGGCGGGAGGGCAACATGGCACACGGAACGACGGGCAATGCCGCGCGGGTCGTCGCCGGCGGCGTCGAGCGATACAAGGTGCAGAACTGGAAGAGCGAGGTCTCCGCCGAAGAGGTCAACGACACCGGCGCCGGTGACGCCTGGCGCGGGCGGCTGCCGACGGTGAAGGACTGGACCTTCACGGGGCAGTGCATCCGGCCGGCCACCGGGACGGTGAGCATGGGCACGCTGGTGGGCACGGAGATCGCCGTCGTCGGCTACGAGACCGCGAGCGTCATCGGCTTCCAGGGCACCGGCCTCTGCACGAAGTGGGGCCGCGACGTGAAGATTGGCGAGAACATCGTCAACGACTTCGAGGTGAAGTGCTCCGGCACGGCGCCTGCGGTCTACTGAGAGGGCGGCGACGATGGAGCGACGCGAGCCTACCGAACTGGAGCGGGCGGCCGAGATGACCGCCGAGGAGCTGGCGCGCATCGGCGGGCCGCCGGAGCCGCTGAGAGATGCCCCGCCGCCGGCGGACACGGACGTCCCGGACGGCATCGCCTCGCCGGCCGACCTGTGGGGCGAAGCGCCCGAGGCGGTGGAGTTGGCGATGCCGCGCGGCAAGCGGGCGTGGGCGCACCCGGTGGACCTGGACACGCTGGCCTGGATCGGGGCACACGCGCGGGCGCTGGTGGCCGACCAGGGCACGGTGAAACCGGAGGATCTGCGCCAGGCGCTGGAACACGCCTCGTGGGCCTACTGGGTGGTCGCCTGCCTGCGGGCGGGTCCGGCGCCCACGGACCGGCGCATCTACGGGCCGGAGCACGCGCCGCGCATCCTGCGGGGCGGCCTCCCGCCGGCGCTGGTGAAGCGCATCGTGCAGACGAGCGACCGGATCAGCGGCGACGAGGCGGAGCTGGCCGGCGCGTTCGACGTGGTTTTCGAGTGTGCCCAGCAGTGGGCCGAGACATTGCTTGGGCGGTTGAGCGAGGATGCGCCGAAGGGCTTGCGCGAGGGGCTGGCGGCCTTCGCCGGCTTCGCCTCGCGTATGAGGCGGCGCGGCGTGCTGGACTCGGTGGCGGCTGACGAGGCCCTCGGGCTGGCCGGGAAGTGACACGCACTGGATTATTCCACGTGTAATAATCCAGGGCGGCAGGGAGCGGCATGGGCGAGACCGGCGACATTCTGTTCACACAGCTCGACCTGCGCGGCGCGGCGCCGTGGCAGTCCGGCATGGGCGGCGTCGTCCAGTCGCTGCTGACCTTCGACCGCGCCAACCTGCGTGCGGCCGGCAGCCTGGCGCTCCTGACCGGAGGGGTCGCGCTCGCCGGCGCCGCCACGCGGGAGATCACCCGCGACGTGATGGCCGCCGGCGAGGAGCAGGCGACGTTCAACCGCGCGGTCGGCAACCTGAAGGGCACGATCCCGCTTGGGGAGATGAAGCAGTTCGCGAGCGAGGTGCAAGCGCTGACCGGCGTCGGCGACGACAGCACCGCCGCGCTCCTGGGCATCCTGGGTAGCTTCCAGGTGCTCGGAAGCGACGCCACGCGCTCGATCATGCCGATCCTGAACGCCGCGGAGGCGCTGAAGGACTACGGGATCACCGCGGAGCAGCTCGCCGGCCAGGTGGGCAAGGCGGTGCAGGGCGGGATGTGGGAGAACCTGCGCCGCAGCGGCGTCTTCGTGGACGAGGCGAAGTTCAAGGTGGACCGCCTGGGCGCCGTGCTCGACGCGCTGCAGTTGCAGGGGGGCAACGCCGCCGAGGCGTTTCGCGCGACACTGCCGGGCGCGATGATGGCCCTGCAGAACCAGGTGGGCGACCTGCGGGAGGAGATCGGCAACCTCTTCGGCGGCGGCGACACCGGCGGGGGCCTCGTCAACCTGCTGGTGGGCATCACCAAGGGCGCAACGGACGTGGTCGGCGCGCTGAACGAGATGGACCCGGCGGCGAAGACGGCCCTCGGGATCGCGGTGGTCGGCGGAGCGACGGCCGCCGCGGTGGCCCTGGGCAAGGCGGTGCTGCAGACGGCGCGGCTGGCGACTGAGAACGTGAAGCTGACGAACGCGGCCCTGGGGGGCAGCGCGGCGGCTAAGGGGCAGGCGGCGGCGATCACGGCCGAGGGGCAGGCGGCGGCGTCTGCGGCGAGGGATTACAATGCCCTGGCCGCGGCAAAGCGCGGCGCCGCGGTGCCGGTGCCCTCGCCGTTCGCGAACCCGGGGATGGTGCCGGTGCCCCGGAGTGCCCGGACGCCTGGGGCGGCGGCGGAGATCCTCGGGGGCGCGCTGGCCTCCGGGGAGATGAACGCTGCGGGCGCGGCCAAGACGGCCGCGGCAGCGCGGGCGGCTTCGGCACTGGGTCGCGCGGGGAAGTTCGCCGGCAGCCCGGCGGGAATGGCGGCGATGTTTGGCGGCTCGATGGTGCTCTCCCTGGCGCCGCAGGGCGGCACGGCCGGCAAGGCCGCCGACGTGGCGCAGGCGGCTCTGGGCGGGGCGGCCACCGGGGCAGCGCTCGGGAGCATGGTGCCGGGGGTCGGCACTGCCGTCGGGGCTGCCGCGGGCGGCATCCTCGGCGCCGGCAGCGCCTATCTGCGGATACGCGAGGAGAAGGATGCGCCGGCCGCGGAGAAGCGGGATGCCAAGGAGACGGATCCCGTGCTGGAGGAGCTGCGGAAGCAGAACCAGACGCTGCAGGAGCAGCTTGCGGAGCTTCGTGGCATCCGGGAGGGGAAGCTGCCGTTCGATACGAGTGACGTGCCAGGGGCGCTGCAGATGGGGGCGGTGCTTTACGCGCGGGAGATGGGATAGGGGCGGTCAGAAGCACCGGCGGTTCAGGTAGTGGACAGAGTCGCCCAGGACCAGGTAGCCAACGTAGTAGTCTCCGGTGTTCTGTCGCCTGGTGACGTCGGCGCCGAAGCGATAGCGCAGGGGCACGCCGAAGAGGTTCTTTGTGGTGACATAGCCGGTGACGGCCCAGGCGTTGTCCGAGTTCTTCGTCACCTGCATCGTATCGAACTTCGCGGTTTCAGGGGCCGTCAGGAGGAGCTTGACGCCGTTCTGGGCGGCGCATTTGGCATAGGTGTTGGAGCCCTGGGCCGCCTCTTTCCGTGCGCCCTCGTTTGAGAGCATGACTACCCACGTGAGGAGCAACAGCGCGCCGAGGGCGGCATACTGAGTGTTCGTCCAGCGCTGAGGCTTCCCGGAGACGGCGGGTGGGGGTGCTGGATGGTCAGACGGGTAAGTGTGGTCCTTGGGCTGAGATCCCGCTGCAGGTGCATGAACCGCTCCGTAGGAGTGGCCGCAACGAACGCACGTCAGACACTGCGGCACGGCGAGCTGCCCGCATCGGGGGCATGTCTTCAGTGGTGTGCTCATTGCGGTCTCCTTGGCGACATGATGTTCGGCGTTCTCAGGCGCACTCCTTTGTGACGCGTGCTTGCTCCACTACATTCCGCGGTGCCGGCGAGAAACCGGAAAGAGCGAGAGGGCTGATAGCCCATGGGTAAGAGGCTGAAGCTGGTCTTGGACCCGCCGGGTTACTACCGGGCGGAGGAGCCGGGGTTCCACTGGTACATCACCGGTCGGAAGGTGGCGGAGATCTGGGACGGGCTTCCAAGCACGGGCAAGCCGCCTTTCTGGATGTTCAGCCCGGATGGAAGCCAGTGGCTTCTCCCGTGGCCGCTGCAGTGGACACCGGGATGGTATGCCGATCCGCGGCTGGGCAACTATGTGTGCCGACTGGCCAATTGGGTGTTCGCCCAGGGGGTGGGGCCACCGCTGGCGCGCGAGAGCGAGCCGACGAAGTACACGGCGCCCGGCAGCCTGACTTCTCCCGGCGGCGCACAGCAGTTCAGTTGGCCTGATAACCAGTGGATCTACGTGCCGGGCGTGCCCCAGTTCGCGCCGCTGGACAACACGAACTTCACCCAGATGTTCGGCGCGGCCGGCGTCGCGATGCCGCAGGGCCTGGGGGTGATCGCCTATACGGATCTGCTGCCGAACGGGGGCGGGGCGATCCGAGACGCGTCGCACACGCCCTACTGGCAGGTGCTGCGGTATCCCCCTCCAAACGACTTCTTCTGCTTCGGCTTCCACGAGCTGGCGTTCATCCTCTATCAGGATGAGGTGGTGGCGCTGCGCACAGCGAGCCCCGGTGACAATCAACACTGGGTGGTGATGAAGCGCTACACGCGGTCGGCCTCTCCGACGGCCGACGGCGGAAGAAGCATCACCAGCGGCACGTCGCCCAGAACGCCCTACCTGTTCCGGGAGCAGGCCTTCACGTTCATTCCGGGGATTGACGACCTGCACCTCTACATGCAGGACGCCGGTAAGGAGGCGCATTGGGCGGTGCCGCTGCATGAAAGGAGCGTCGCCTACGGCACGATCCCGGAGCTGTTTACCGGGCTGACGCCTTTCTGGGTGGCGGCGTATCCGACACAGGAGCTGGGCTGGCAGACGCAGGTGGTGGGCTACTACGAGGGGATCTTCAACGAGCCGGGGCCGCCGCCCTACGAGATGTTCAGTCTGGGCGAGCGCTACCGGCCGACCGTGAAGCCCAACCTGGGGATGATAGGACAGATCAGCGCACCCAACTACGGCACCGAGGCACAGACCGACTACTACGACTACGGCGTTCGCTTCTCGGCACCCAACGGATGCATGGTCGAAGCGTATCTGTTGGACGATACCGGTGCGTTGTGGGCGTCGAACGGGAGCAACTATAAGGGCGGGGTCTACGTGCATCTGAAGCCGAGCGACGACACCTACCTGCCGGCGTCGCTGCGTCATTTCGAGGCGCGCTGGCCGGTGAAGCTGGTGGAGCGCGAGTGCCTTACGGTGGAGCTATCGGACAGCGAGTTCCGCAACCTGCGGGTAGAGACGAGCTGGCGGGAGCCGGGAGGGAAGCGGCTGAGCGCGGCCGTGACGGCCCGGGCGGCGGCGAAGATCAAGGACGGGCTCGGGAAGCGGGATTACTACCCCGTGCATCTGGTGCGCTATGACGACGCGCCGCCACCGGAGGATGAGGAACCAGGCGGGGATCCCCCGGAGGGCGAGGAGATCCTGGCGCGAGCATGGGTAGCGAACTCGAACAACGATGAGCTGCGCAGCGATAGTGTCGAGAATCCCCGGGAGATCCTGGCGCAGAGGATCGGTGCCAGGGGACTGCTGGTGCGTGGCGAGCAGGAGCCGCTCTTCCTGCCGCAGCTCGTGGACCCGAGCGGGGCCGGGCGCATCACCTACGTATTCGCGTTCAAGGAGGTGCTGCAGCAGATCGGGTTCGACCCGGAAGACGCCGACCTGGTGGGGATAGACTCGGACTGGATGATCGGCGAGAGCGGGCCGCCGTGCGAAGTGGTCTGCCTGCCGGGAACATGGGCGTTCCAGCCGGGGGAGAGCGAGCTGAAGGTCAACTCGCCTTGGGCGATGGACTGGGGCGAGAGCTTCACGCGGTATCTGGAGCGGATCGTGACGCAGTGGCGCGGGTGGCTCCTCTTCGAGACGATGGCGAAGATACGACTTGGGCCGGACCAGATCTCGGCAGGGGCCATCGGTGACGTGACGGTGACCGTCCACAGCACGAAGGTAGCGGCGACGGCCGCTGGCACCCCGGGCCAATACTATGCGAGCCTGAGCGAGGAGATCCGGCCGCCGGAGGCCAACTGCGTGCGCGTGACGGGCAGGCACGGGAGCAAGCCGGTGACGCTGCGCTGCATTGACCGTGACATGGACAGCATCACGGACCCCACGGCTCCGAACTACCTGGGTGAGGCGAAGGTGGCGACGCTGACTCCGAAGCTGGCAATCGGGGATGGCGCGGTGGCGCAAATGGCACGGGTCGCCCTGCTGCGGAAGCGCCGGCGGGTGTGCGTGGATACCGTGAGCGTGCCGATCGCGCCGTGGGAGTTCAAGCCGGTGCCGGTGGACGTGGGGGTGCCGGTGACGATCAGCGGGCGGGGCGTGGGCGTGGTGGCGCACATGGAGTTCGTGCCCGACAAGGCGCCGGGGTCTGACGGGCGCGCCGTCTACCGGACGCGCCTGGTGGTGGAGCGGCAGCCGGCGGCGCCCGCGGAGCCGGGTGCATGAGCGAGATGCTGCCGACCCCGTGGGCGGATACGGGCCGGCGCCCGGGCTACGCGAACAGCATGGCAGGGCGGGTGAAGTTCCAGGACGCGAACTGGCGCTTCACCATCGGGCCTTACCGCGTCAATGTGTGGCAGACGGGCGTGCCCTTCGAGGAGGTCGTCGAGGAGACCGACGAGTACATCATCGTGAGGGCCGGCGGGGTGACCTACTGGGCAATCTCGATGAACGGCCCCGGCAAGGTCTGGCCGGACGATCCGGTAGGAGATCCCGACTGGGCGGGGGACTGGCAGGACTACTGGCGGATCAAGAGCCTGGCCGCCGGCGGCCCGCTGGTGTGGGCGAACGTCACCGAGTACGGGGTGACCGTAGAGAACTACATCGTCGTCCGCACCTCGAAGATCACCGGCCAGGCCGAGGTGATTGAGACGCACGTTGAAGAGGCGTGGTCGCCCTGGTACACCGTCGCCTGGTCTGGCAAGGGCTTCCGCCTGGGCGAGAAGTTCACTCTGGAGTTGCCCACGGACGAGAGCGGGCAGCAGACCAGGGAACCGCCCCTCTACGGGGTGCTCGACGGGAAGTGCTGGTACGAGTTCTTCGCCGATGCCGATACCACCCTGGCCGCGAGCTGCGGCCCCTACTCCTGGTCCGGCCCCTACGGCACGATGCCGGTGGACGAGCACGCAGGAGAGGCGCCGGAGCACCCGGTTTCCGCCGGAGTCATCCTGGGGAATGTCCTCTTCACCTGGGTGGGCACGGTGGAGTTCGCGAGCCTGGTCATGTGCGGCGAGGCGGTTTCTCTCGACGGGATAGACTACAGCCCCGGCTACGGCGAGGAGTGGTGCGCGCCATCGGTGACGATCATCGCGACCGGCCGGATCACCCGCTTCGGGAAGGCGCAGAGCGGGTGGGCCAGGGTGGATACCCCGCACGGCACTGCCGAGGTGTATCCGGATGCCGGTGGCACCTGGAAGGGCTACCTCAAGAGCTGGCCGCGCCCCGGAGACATTTCGGCCTACGCCTACCTGGGGCTGGACCTGGAAACGGGCACGTCGGCGGCGCTGAACGCGGCGTGGGCGGCCGGCCAACGCCCCTACCTGCCGGCGTTCGACCTGCAGATCCCGATTCGCGGGGGCCTCCCTCGACTGGCGCTTGGCACGAGTGCCTTCCGGGCGGCGACGCTGCGGATCACCCAGGCGCTCTCGGTGCATCGGCCGGACGGCAGAACGCCGAGCCAGTGGCGGTGGGAAACCGCCGGCCTGGACTCCTCGCTGATCCGGGAGGACCCCACGGAGACGGTGATCGCGGTGCCGGCTGGCGGCGGCACGGTGAAGCGCTTGCTGTGGGCCCGGTGGCCGCACTGGGCAGACTGGTTCGCCTTCTGGAAAGAGAACGACCTCGGCGAAGAGGACACCCGCGGCCCCGAGCAGATGGAGTGGGTCTACAGTCGCCCGGACGGCACCAGCCGCAAGGTGACGATGGCCTTCAACGAGTACTACCGGGCGAAGCACCTGGCGAGCGCCGACCCGTTCGTGCAGGAGGACCTGTGGAACTGGAGCCTCTACTCGGACCTGGAGGTGGAGATCGCCTACACGCCCCCGCCAGGACAGCCGGTAGCGGCGCGCGCCGATCTGACGCTCGAAGTGGAGCACTCCTACCTGCAGGTGGGAGACGAGCACCGGATCTACCCGAGCTACGGCAGCAACATGGACGTGTCGGTGGTGGCCGGCCAGACCGCCCGCTACACGCTGCGCTTCACCGAGGGCGACACGGCGACGGTAGACCTCCTCTTCCCAGACAGCGGCGGGCCGGTGCTCCTGGGCTACGTGACGGGCATGCGCCTCTCCGGCCTGCAGGAGGGCACCTATACGATCCGCCGGATCAACCTGCGACACCGGCGCCCGGCCTATGTGAAGCTGGCGTTCGGCCCGCCCAAGGCGGAGCCGAGCGCCGAGCGCGCCGAGCAGATCGAAGCGCTGAAGGAGACCGACCCGATCCTCTACTACCGGCTGCTGCGCGAGGCGACGCCGCAGTGGCCGACGTTCACGGTAGCCACGAAGGGCTCCTTCCCCATCGGCGTTCTCCCCGACCTGAAGTTCAAGGAGGACGAATCCGGCAGTCACGGGGGATCCCCGCGCTACGTCGAGCCGCTCTATGGCCGGACGGTGAAGCTGCACTACCAGAAGGGCCTGCACTCATTCCTGGCGGAGCTAAACGCGGTCGAAGGGTTGGAAGTGGCGGCGGACTACAGCGCCTATGAGGCAGCGTGCCGAGATGAGTTCGGCGTCCTCTTCGGGCCGGCGATGGCGGACTGGCTGCACCCCCTCGTGCCCTGGCAGTCGCTGCTGCCTGGGAAGAGCATCGACCTCTACGCCTCGGCGACGTGCCGGGCCATTCGGCCGACGAACCTGGTGGAGTACGGGTTCCGCTTCGACCACGCGGTCCACAGCGGCCTGGAGACGCTGATCGCCTCCGGCGGGCAGCGTGTGGATCCGGACGCCGCACCGGTGCGCGTCTGGGCCGTGTACAGCCCTGACGAGCCGCCGGAGGGCGCGGAGCTATCCATCGCCGGCCCGGAGACGGTGGAGCTGGCGCAGGGGGGCCTGCACCGCTTCGAGGCCGAGACGGTTCCCGGCGTGGGCTCGCTCCTCTGGGAGGTCTACCCCGCCGATGCCGGCAGCATCGAGTCCGGGGGCATCTTCCATGCTGCCTGGAAGGACTGTTGGGCGGTGATCACCT